CTTTAAGTTCTCGGCAAAAGTAGTAGCTGCGGCCGGAGCAAAAGCAAAAGTACCCGCCTTTACAGTACCGTCACTTAAATAGTTCATGGTAGTGTAAACAGACTGGCCTAAAACAACCTTCTGACCAGATACACCGATTGCGGGGCTAGTTCCCACTGTTTTCTGTAAACCCATATAAATTTACCTCTCTAACTAATCAACGTTAACCCTGTTAAGAATGTCACTTAACAGATCTGATTTTACTTCGGTTGCTTTCTGACTAGCCCCGGAGTTATGCAGATTCTTCTTTTGTGCCTTCATGTATGCTTCATAAGCAGTGCGGGCACTGGCACTGTCACATGCAATATCAAGTTCATCACATGCGGCCTTGTAAACATCTTCGGCACTGTCATAAGCACCGATCTCAATCTTACCCATTACAGGCTTTACGGCTTCAATGGCTTCAAGTTCAGCCATAACATCGTTACGGGCAACTTCATAAGCATTGTTAATATCTTCAAGACTGTAAACTTCAGCGGCTTCATCCTGTGCCATGAGATTCTTGTTAAAGGCACCTGACACCTTAATGCCGTTAACAAATGCGGCCTTTACATCTTCAGGAGCGTTTTCATCAATGCCCGCCTTCTTCATGAGAACGGCAACACGCTTCATAAAATCGCCATCTTCAGACTTAGCCTTTTCACCCTTGGCTAATACAGGCTTCTTTTCAACCTTTACTTCCTTGGTTTCCTCGGTTTCAATTTCTTCTTCATCCTCGGACACCTTTCTCAGACCTTTCTTTTCAAGTTCTTCCGCTGTTTCTTCTTCGGCTTCGGATTCATCGTCAAAATCCTCAACTTCTTCAGCTTCAGTCTCAACCTTTTCAGCCTTTTTCTTGTTTTCCGGCTTAGTATCGGGTAACTTTTCAGCCTTATCTGATAAGTCTATTACTTCCTCTACTTCCTCGCCTTCTTCGTCTACCTGTTTAACAGGCTTCTTATCCTTTGCAGTTTTCTTACTGCCGCACTTATCGGTAACAATTTCCTCAGCTTCTTCGGTTTCAACAGCCTTTTCTTCTTCGGATTCTTCATCCTTAAAATTGGCTGCATACTTGTTCACACGCTCGGTCAGCTTGTTAAGGGCATTTACAATACCGCTTAACTTCTTATCCAGTGCGTCATTGACAAGATTTGTCATTTCGTCTTTATCCATATCAGACCTCTTACTGTCATACACAAGAACTTCGTGACCGGCTCTGCCCTGTTCTACAAGTGCAAGGTGATTGCCTGATATGTCACGCATTATAAAATCGTACGCCTGCCCGTTTTCAGTCACACCGGACTGCGAAAAATCAGGCTTGTAACGATAAGCGAGGGATAACTCACGCATACCCTCACTTTCAATTAAATCCTTAGCCTTCTTATCGAAAAAATGAAGGCTGTTCATGAGATACGGATACTTAAAAGCACCGTCCGTACCCGTTGCCCCGATTCTTGTTTCCTTTGCAGGATTATCCGCAAAATCGGGATGATGCCTTAACTGAATAGGAATACCGTTAATTGAGTTAACAGTATCAGCTTTCTTTAATTCTGATTCAGGGCGGTATCCGTAGTACACTTTGTTGGCGGTTAATCCTAATTTCTGCCAACCGGGTATTTCCTTGCCGTAATACGGTGCGACCTGAACACGGGTTAACGGACTGATTTTCACATGTAAAAAGCCATTATCGTCAACGCTTCTTACACTTCCCTTATCCAGTGCTAAAGTTTCATAAGCAAAAATGTTATCACTGTCCATTATCTCCACCTGTTAACTCACTCGGTATAATTCCACGCATAACACAACGGCACCACCATAACTCGCCAGGGAATACATTACGATGTACGTCCTCGTCATACAGGCCAACATTAAGATCAAACTTTTCCTGATTGAACTTAATGTGCGTCTCACGGCTTGTAAACTCGCCCGGTACATGTATCCACGTTGCCTGCTCAAACCCTAAATCAATCATGTTCAGTCTTTGAATTGCCTGATTCGTCATTAGAGTTATCTGAAGTACCACACCCGCAGCTCTTTCAGCGGGTATGTTTTCATTTACGAGGATTGCCCGTAAAATATCTTCTTTGCCCTGCCCTGTATAAATCCAGTTCACGACTGCCGGAACTATATCAGCTATAAGCCTGTACGTTAACCGTGCCGCATGAATTGTCGCTGTTATGCAGATATTCCGTAATTCTCTTTCAGCGTTCGCACTCAACCAACGGCCACGTAGTAAACCTTCGGGCGGTATCCCTGTTGGCGGTTGGGGCGGGACACCGCTTCCACCACCTGTCACAACTTCAGTCACTGTTCCTGAAGTGTCACCATTTTGCACGTTTTCACCGATATTTTCAACCACATCAACGGCCGTGTTATCGGGCGGTACAATACTGTGCTGATTAGGCGGTACGGGTACATCACCTAAAGCGTCAGGCGGATTCACCGGCGGAGTATTTGTGAACAATATTCTATTGACATACTGCTCATTCATTCCGTGTGCCACACAACTGTCACGCATTGACCTGGTAATGTAAAATGCCTGACTACGCATATACGAAAAAATGCTCGGTCTTAGGTCATTCATTACGGCCGTCTGAAGATTCGTGACAATATTTCGGGTAAACACTGCCAAAAGTTCTTCAGTTTCACGCTTACCGCCTAGCATACCTATCATCATCATTATAACAAAGATATACTGCTTTAACTGTTCGTCTAGGGCTTCTGTACTGTCAGAATTTGAACACGTTATATTTTTTACTCTGAATTTTCTCTTATTTATTGCCTTTTGAGCCTGTAACTGTTTGTCATTTTCACACTTGCAGTTAATGAGATACAGGAGAAACAGAAAAAGCACACTTCTTCTCAGCGTGAGGAAGTATGCTGTAAGTGTGGCCTTAAACTTAATTTCAAGGCTTTTATTCGGCTGAATAACGTCTAACTTAACATTTTTTTCTGCCATTCTTCAAAACCCTGTAACGATTCCACATTATTTGATTCGTTCGGTTCGGTTCCCTGTCCGTTCATTACGGCCATATCTTCAGGATTTGGCTGTTGTGGTGCATCTTCGGAAAGATAGTCAAGGCCGCCTATTTCTGAAGTACGGATAAACTCACGGGCTTCGGTATTATCAATCACACCGGCACTCTGTAACGTGGTTAATGTATCAACCTGTGTCTTAAATACACTGGCATTATTGGCAACATCATCACCGCCCACTTCATTAAATTTAAAGCTGATAGATTCGTCAATTTCACCAAAATAAACAAGCTGCAAAACATTGAGAATAGTCTGTAACTGATCTCTGTAAAGTTCCTGTTTTGCCTTTATATGGTCGTAATAATTGCGTATATCACTCTCACCGGTTGCGTTAAAGCCTGAAGGAGAAATACCCAAAAGCTTAACGGCCGGAGTTCTGTTGATACATGCAATAAATTCAAGTGCCTGGCGAACAACATCGGTTGCCCCGCTGATAGTTTCAGTGATGTTTTCCACTGATTCACTGTCACGGTCACATACCAACACGCTATTATTGTTGCGGTAACGCTGAAAGGCTTTCATTTTAATATCAAGGTTATAAATACCTTCAGCCTGAGCGAGTATGTCACTCATTGACGTTTTGAATACTGTCAGATTCAGCTTATCAAGAATGTTAACGCATGATACACGGGCTTTATTCCAGTGTAAGACATAATCCCACAAAATTTGAGCCTGTGGGATGCCTAAAAAGTTATAGGCGGGCTTTAACAGTAATGGCGGTTCATTATCCGTAAAGGTTATCAGTCGGGAAGCGTGAACACTGGTACCGAGTACGGACCACATTTTAGGCTTCATGTAGTCCTTCTTCAGCGGGTTAATGGCATTGTATTCCATTGGTGTGCAGTTAATCGGATCTACAAGAATAAAATCAACCTTGCTGCCCTTCTTAATCTCCGCAGACTTCTCACTTATCACAAGCGGTAAACTTGGATCATCGGTGCCCGTGTCAATGTAAACAAAACAACCACCAAAATAACCTGTCTTGGCAACTGCATTGTTAACAAGTGACTGTATCTTACGCTTTCCGAGAACGTCTGCAAGTTTTTCTAACTTTTCGTCAGATTCATTTTTACCGCCTGTGAGTTCAATCCACTCACGGGTTATATCGTCTGCCACTGTCTGAATACAGGTGCGGATCATGCCGTTTTGTGAAATCTGCTGTAATACTCCATACCCGACAAAAGCAGCCATAGGGTATTGACCTTCATTGATTGCATGTTGCGTCAGTGATTCATACAGAGTATCAAAAGCAAAACCCTCGACAAGCTGCTCACGCTGTTCTTTTGAGCTTCCCAGTGTTACAGGTAAGCCGTATTGCTTTTTCACATCTTCAACTGATGTAAATTCCCTTGCCATTGTAGAGTTTACAGGGGCATTGAGATATATACCCAACTCACTGTAATTTATTTTCTTTTCAGCCGTTGGAGCTGAAACAGGTTTCTTTTTAACGGTCATGCTGCAAACCCTCGTAATATTGCTTCGATATTTGTTGGATCAATCTTTTTATTCTTTGAAGTTAAATCATTTAGTGCCTGTGTCATGCAGTCAACCTGGTCGTCATGCTTCCCACCGGGGAACACCAACAATTCAGGAATAAACTCACGGCTAACCCACTGATATTTGTCAGGATTTGGCAAAAATACATTGTGAGCTTCCCACAAGGTTGTAACCGCACTGGCACGGGCTTCTTTTGATTCATGCGGCACTATCGGTATGATACCACTCATGCGGGATTTAAGCGTGTTTATAACCGCAGTACCGTTCGCTTTATCTTCGATTAATTTTCGCACACAATAATCATGCTTACGTGTAAATTCTACAAACTTTCTGAGAGTTGTAACAAAATCATATCGGCCACGGATCTGATCTACAAGATAAAAACTGCCTTTTTCCTGTATCCACACTTGCCCGCACACGTAGTCAGATGTTTTTGTGTCTTTAAATGTCATATCGAAAGACATAACAATTTTATCAAAGTGATCGGGTAGTTCATCATAGTATTGCAACCACTCTTGCTTAAACATCCCGCCACCGTCAGGAATAGGGGATTGCTGATACAGTGAAGCCCAGTCTTTTACACCGACTGTATTGCGTATTGCTTCAAGTTTTGCGAGTGAATACCTTTCAGGAAATAACGGCTCACCTTCTTTGCGGTACGGTTCATCGTGTGTTGCAATGGCCGGAAATTCAAATATAGTGTAATTATCACATTCGCCTATACCCATTTTCTGAAGTATCTTACCTGTAAGGTCCTCGGTACTCCATCGGGTATTCATGATAATCATGCCACCGCCTTCAGATAAACGTGTATAAGCCGTGGACGTAAACCAATCCCACACTTTATTCTGAATTGTCTCACTGTCAGCTTCTTCACGGTTTTTAAAGGGATCATCAATACAAAAAATATCCGAACCTTTTCCAGTAAACGCACCACCAACACCCGCAGAAAACATATAACCTTTTGAATTTGTTTCAAAATATTCTGCCGTTTTCTTCAGGTCCTTAACATCGTCACGGCCTAGAATTTTTGCCATGTTTCCGTTTATGAGAGTATCGGGAAATATCTCGTTATACACAGGGCTGTCAATAATACTTTGCACATCTCTGTTAAATGACGTTGCAAGATCGGAGCTGTAACTAGCGTTCATAATCTGCAACTGCGGGTAACGGCCTAAAGCATAAGCAGGAAATCTGCGAGAAACACCTTCAGACTTGCCATGTCGTGGCGGTGCGGAAATAATCAGCCTTGGAGACTTTTTGTTAATTACATCTTCCAAAAACTGATCCAATACCCGGCACAATTCACGGTTAAACCAACCGAACAAATAATCGGGCTTTGTCACACGGATAAAATCCGCCAGGGAAGAGCGGGCATGTCTTACGTACAGTTCATGTTCCGCACGTCTTATAAGTTCCTGTTGTGCCGCCTGAAGCTCTATGATGTTACTCATTGTCACCCTGTTCCGTATCGGTTTCGGTTATTTCTCCGGCCTTTGCCTTCTGAATGAAATTAAGTAATTCAGTGTCGCTCATTTCCTTAAAAGACACATTCTGATTCACTTCGGCCTTAATCTCAACCTTGTCACTCCAACCCGCCTGTGCCTTCAGGAAGAAAATTTGAGCCGTTACGTTCTTTTCCTCGATGGCATTATCTATTAAAGCGTCTGCTACCTTTACAATCGTTTTGGCACGGCCTTTGTCTATGGCTGCATTTATTTCAGGATTCTTTCTGCGTAAAGTGTTCCAGTGACTTTGACAATAACCGCAGTATTGCCCGATCTGTCTTTCAGTAAGCCCTTTTCCCGCTAAAGTCTCAATAAGTTTCATATCGAGTGTTATCAGTTTTGGCGGTAAGGCTGTTTCAAGTTTGATTTTGTTCTTTAATCTCGGCATGTTTGACCCCCTCACATTCAAGATTATAGGCTTTAATGATATTCACTAACATATCATTAAGACCTATAAGTTCAGCATGTTTTATGCTTAAATTGTCATAATCCTGTTTTAATTTTACCATCTCGTTAAATGTTTCAAGCCAGTATTCTACAAGTTCAGGATACTTCTCATGTATCAGCGTATTGAAGTTGTAAATATCGGCCATTTAACGCTATTCCCTCACGATGTTATAAACCCTGTATTCTGTGCAAGTATCATTTACGTAAGTAGTACAACGTATTACATGTGTAAGCACTTCGGTTTTTACATTCTGTACCTGTGGTTTCTGTTCCTCTGAAGGAATAGTTTTATCTTCCTCAAAAAATATTGAGTAAATCTTCAAACCCGCAAACAGTATGAATAAAACCAATATACAAATGATACAAATGCCCGCCTGCTTATCTTCACTCATTCTTAGTACACACCTCTACAAGTGCCTTATATTTCAGTGCTAATTCGTCAGCTTCTTTTGCGATACCCATACTTTCTTCAACCTTTCTTTGAAGTTCGGTTCGGGTATAACAGACAAGATCGGATTTAACTCCGGCTGCTTGCACACTTGGTTTACTTCCACCTGTCGGGCACACGCACTCATGAGTAACAGGCTTAACGATAACAGTATCTTTAAAGTTCGCATTTTCAAGCTCCTTTACATCCTTTTCGTGCTGTTCTTTCAGCCGTTCAATGTCATTGATGTAACCTGTAACAATCACATTCTGCTCATGTTGTAACTGTTGTAAATTTTGCAACTGTTCAGCCTTTAACTGCTCAATTTTGACCGCATACTTCTCATTTGCAGCCTTTTCAATGCGGTATGAGAGATACAGGTAACTACATGATACCAGGGTAATTATTACAGCCCCGCAAATTGCATAAAGTTTCAGGTTAATCAACATCTTTCAGACCTTCCGCATAACGGTTAAACACGTATTTACAGGCTTCGGCCTTGGTTATGTAATGATCCTTGTTTTGGTCTAACCCTTTGTTTTGGTCGTATTTTGCCCCCTCGGAGAAAATCACATAATCGTCCGAAAAACCAATGTATTTAGGCATGAGAATAGCCATATACATGTCTGAAAGGGTTTTGGTTCGCTTGTAGTACGGCAAAAAGTGTTTTTTAACATATGGCAACTGACCGATAAATGAACGCTTTAGCATTTCGTCTGCCGTGGTTCCGTACGCTTTACAGATGTTTGGCATAAACTGGATAAGACCAACTGCCCCCGAAGTACGGTTTTTTGCCCGTGGATTCAGATTTGATTCAAAGGCCATACATGCAATGAGAAAATTCAACTGATCGTCATTCCATGAAAAATCAGCCTGAAGCTGTTTTAATGCCGCCTTTTCCTCTGCGGTAAACCTAGACGCATATATCATGTTAAATACCTCTTTAGGCTTTATTTCCGGTGCCGGTGCTTCCGAAGCCGCCTTCTCCACGCTCTGATTCTGTTTTAAATTCTGAAACAGGCTCAAAAACCGCCTGAATAACAGGGAAAAATCCAATTTGAGCAATCCTCATGTAAGGTTCAATAACAAAAGGTTCTTTACCGATGTTATAAACAGGGATTTTTACTTCACCCTGGTAATCACTGTCGATAACTCCAACCGTATTTTTCAATACAATACCCTTGCAGCCTAACCCGGAACGTGGATAAACCATGCCTACAACACCGTTATCACGGATGTTAAACCTTATACCGGTTCCCAGTAGTTTAAACTCTCCGGGCTGAATAGTTACAGGTTCGGCAATATCCGCACATAAGTCAGCACATGCACTGCCTTTAGTGCCGTACTTTAATGAGTGTTCCTGTACCTGTGAATTACTGTAAATTACTTCAATGTTCATTGTGAATAACTCTTAAATTGTGGATAACTATCTGTGAATAACCCAAGTTATTAACACATGCTGTTTTCTTTTTCCCATGGCATTTTAGGGTAGCCGAAAGATAGGATATATTTGTGTTTTTCCTCGTTGATTCTGCGTTGCGGGTGTATCTCTAAAGCCTGTTGTACGCTGTACCCTTTTGCCCGCCTTGCTTTATAAGTCTGAAGCGGGATTTTATAAGCTATGCACATTGTTACCGTATCAGGGTAAACGTGGCCTAAATGGTCCTTAACTTCTTTACTGTTTCTTGCCATTTTCGATATTCTCCTGAATATTTAAAAACTGCATGAGTTTTTGTTTAAGGACCTTCTTTGTTTCATCAACACCGAAGGTACCGACAAAAGTACCAACTGCCACGGCAAGGTACGGAGAACACTGAGGAAAAAACGATAAAATAGCGTAATACAAACCTGTGCTAAACAGGCTGCAAAGCAGTGAATTTGCGAGTTTGTCCATAAGCCTGACCCTTTTCGAAGTCAACAAACTTATCATAAAAGCGAATACTGCACCCACTAATACAGTACCGTTTTCTGAAAGCCATTGTAAGAACTTATCCACATCCTAACCCCTTAACTTATCCACAGGTTTTTTGTTAGGTTTACCGCAATTTTAACAAATTTTTCCTGTGAAAGCGTATTCAGTTTACAAAAATTAAAACCCTTTACTATTTTAGCAAAGGGTTTAACAACAAATAAAACAATTTTGTCAATTTTGTTTACTATTCTGTGAAAAACTTTTCCATAAGTTTTTCTTTTGAGAGTGTTTTGTTTTTCTTTCTGAAGGCATACCACTCACCATACTTTCGGCCGTGCTTCTTCAGCATGTCACTGATATTGTTATAAGTTTTGCCATTAAACTCAATACGTCTTAGTGATAATGGGCTGAGAACAACGGATAAGTCAAAACCATGATAAAACCTGTCCTGTGCGGTTCCAAAATTAACACCGTGATACTCGCACATTTGTTTGAAGGTTTTGAAATAATTACCTTTATGGTCCTTCCACCTGTGATGACGCTTATCTGAAATAAATTCAGCAGCTTCACCGTATGTAATTTTATATTTTTTGGCAATTTTGGTTATATACGAACTGCTGATATTGAAGTGTTTTGCAGCTTCCGTTACACTGTCAAAAACTTTTGTTTTGCAGATAACACGAATTTTACGTCCCATGATAATAATACTCCT